AAAAGGCTTTAATTCTGGGAAAGTCATCGAGCTCTACAAATACCAAAAAACGTATGCGTCGAAAACGCCGCACGAAATCGAACAAATCAAATTCTTAGGTGGACACATTCCGGATCCGCCTGAATATTCTTATGCGGCTGAATCCATTCTTTCGGCATTCAGCACTATTTGCAGATCCAGACGATATGAGCAGGGTATCCCGTTATCTTTAGATCAGCAGGCAATCAATGTCTATGCAGAGCATAATGATTTACCAGTAGCTGCTCATATCTTTAATGACTGTATTTTTGCATTGGATAACTTGTTTTTAGATGAGGCGCATAAGAAGTCTAGTAAAAAATAACAGCCACTAGTAATGGTGGTTTTTTATTGCGCCTTTATTAACCACTTGTTAAATTACCCTCAAATATGAGGGTATTTTTATGGAAGAAAGCCCCGAAGGGCTTTTTTGTTAGAAGACTACCAACCACCAGAAATTCGCAAAGCACCAGCTAGCATTCCCGATTCCATCAATGGATGAAACCAACGGTCGCTATAATGTTGATTGCCTGTTGTGTAGCTTATGGTTTTTAAATCATCACTAATGATTTTTCTATTAAGTGGCCCTCTTAAATCCATTGCCCGAGTAAGTTTTAGAACTGCAATATTAGTTTTAAAAGCATATTCAGCTAAGTAGTGTCCTTGCTCGTTGTTAAGCATATGTACTGCTCGATAGATTCGACTGGTAGCAAAGTTTTGGGAAATAATTGCATCAATTAGGTTCTTGAGCAGCTTAAATTGATCTTCATCAAATAAAGAACCTTGTTTTTCAGCCTTGCTGTACATAGCAATTAAGTGGTGAACATACTCAACAGCCACAGGTATTACATCATGTGGGATTTCATCAATATGCTGAACATTGAAACGTTGGTGAACTAATTTATAAGCATCGCTGTAATTCAAATGCTTAGTTTTAGCTACAAGAAGATTTACAGCATTGGTTAGGGGTTCACGTTCTGATTTGTGGGTTTTAGCTAAAATCTCTTTACGGACAAAATAGCAATCCTCAAGTTGCTCAAAAACTTCCCATGCTTGGTCTGTATCCAACATTTTGGCGTGACGAGCAGCCCCTCGTTCTGTCCATAAGATAAGGGATCGAGTTTTATTTGAAATTGCAGGGAAATTTGCAAGTGACTTTAAGTCACCTACAAATTTTTTCAATTCTTCACCAATAATTTTGAAGAAGTGTTTACCTTCTACAAACCGCTCTTTATTTCGAGAATAGTTTTGTTTGATGTTGTCTGTATCGGTTCCATAGAAATCAGCAAGCATTGCTGTAGTAACAACTGGAACAGATTTGAAGTTAACAATTGATATTTTGGTATCGTTGATTTGTGCTATATTAGACATGTCTTAAATCTCCATTGGTTTAGACATAAACCCCTTGCCTGATTTCGACGTCTGCAAGGGGTTTTCTTTTTCATGGCTTTTAGCCTTGATGAAGTCATCTTATTTAATATCTTTTATTGTGTCAATTCTTTTTGTTGTGCTAACACAAAAAATAGTAATTATCTTTTATTGTGCTACAATATTCTAAAATTTAACTTGTGGTGCAGCAATGGAAGTAAAGAATAATGTTGCTTGTTTGCGTGAAAAAGCAGGCTTAACGGTTTATGAGCTATCAAAGCGGTGTGGTTTTGTTAGTGGTAGCAGAGTTCTATCAAACTATGTGACAAGAGCCGAGCAGGGACATTCTGTCAAGATCGATACAGCCTTACTTATATATAAAGAACTCAAAAAAGCAGGTGTATGTAAAAATTTTGAGGATGTATTTTGGCTTGACCACATGGACTAGTAGAGAATCTTCCTTTTTAAGTTCTTGATGACATTATTTTGTCCATTTGTTAAATTGTGTGAGATTAATAACAAATGGATTACATTATGAAAAAGATTTTATTAGCGGGATTTCTTGGATTGGGCTTAGCGGGGTGTGCGACAACTCCCCAACAACCCTCAGAGCCTGTAAAATTTGAAAAGGTTTATCAAATTGATGGATTAAACCAAGCACAGATTTATGATGGCGCTAGACAATGGTTCGCTGTAGCTTTTGCTTCTGCTAACGCAGTAATTCAATATGAAGATAAGGCATCAGGCACTATCATTGGAAAGGGCAATATGCGATATCCTTGTTCGGGCATGGAGTGCTTGGCAATGACAGGAAACGAACGTGTTGATTTTACTGTAAGAGTGGACACTAAGGATGGGAAAATGCGCGTGGGTTATGATGGTTTAACCTATAGCGCTCCATCGCACATGAGTGCTGGAATAATGATGCCTGCACAAAATTACCCTATAACTGAAAGTAGGAAGTCCACACCACTGATTATTAGTAAGATTAATACTCTATCGGATGATATGGCTGAAAAGATTAAAACTCAGCAGAAAGTAAATTCGAATTGGTAATTAAAGAAGAGATACAGCATGAGCACACCACAATATCAAACAATGAAAGAAAGTGAAGTTTGCAATGCCATCGGATGGGGGTTAATTGTTCTAGGTATTATATCTGGATTTATTTTTATACTTGTGTTTGGCCGAGTTGAAGTTCCAAGAACTTATTATGGCACCGAGACCGTATGGTCAGGAATCATGGTTATTACAGGTATCGGGATAATCTTAAATGGATTCTTAGTGGGCTATCTGTTCCAAAAGGTTGCCAGCATATTGAGATATCACGAGAACAAGAGCGCATCTTAAGCAAAAACACTAACCCAAAAATCAACCTTAACAACCCACTCATTGAGTGGGTTTTTTATTGCCTAGAGGAAAGTAAGATGGCACAAGAATCACGTCTCGTCATTGTAATTGATGCAAAAAATGCAGAGCGTAATGCGCGTAATCTAGGCAATGAATTGGATAGCATTGAGCGTAAAGGTGACTTTGCCACCAAATCAATGGATGCATTATCTGTTGCTACACGTCAACTTGCTGGATACATGGCTGGATTGGTTACTGTAAGTGCTGCCATTTCTAAGATGGACACTTATACAGGACTCCAAAACCGCCTCAAGTTAGTAACGAGCAGCCAAGTTGAGCTAAACAAGGCAACTGAAGATACATTCCGAATTGCTCAAAAGACATATTCAGCTTGGGATTCTGTATTACAGGTATATCAACGCTTTAGTGACAATGCTAAAACACTGAATTTAACTATGGATGACACTGCTCGACTAACTGAAACAGTATCAAAAGCAGTTGCGATCAGTGGTGCAAGTGCAGAAGCAGCTGATGCAGCTTTAGTTCAATTCGGGCAGGCTTTGGCAAGCGGTATATTACGTGGTGAAGAACTCAACTCCGTTATGGAACAAACACCAGCTCTAGCAAAGGCTATTGCTAAAGGTATGGGTATTACTGTAGGTGAATTACGTTCAGTAGCAGCTGAAGGAAAAATTACTTCACAAGAAATTGTAAAAGCGCTTAGAAATGTAGAATCTGATGTTGATGCTCTTTTTGCTAAAACAGATATCACAATCGGGCAGTCTCTCACACTCCTAAACAACGAGATCACAAAATTTGTTGGCGAAGCAGGTAAGGGAAGTGGTGCGGCACAGGTATTAGCTGGATCAGTTCAAACTCTTGCAAGTAATTTAGATTTAATTGCTGATGGGGCTTTAGTAGTTGGTATTGGATATATCACTCGTGCAATTTTGATGAAGAGCGCTGCTATTAAAGAGGGAATGGCTTCAACTTTAGCGAGCCGCCAAGCATCTGTATTAAATGCTCAAGCAGAATATGCAGAAGCTACCGCTGCTTTGAATGCAGCAAAAGCTCATCTCGCGAATGTGCGAGCAACAAATGCAGAAACCCAAGCTAAATTTGGCGCAACAGCGGCAGCAACTCGATACGCACAAGCACAGGCAGCAGTAACTGCTGCTACAAATGCACAAACAGCAGCTCAAATTAAGCTAAATACTGCAACTTCAATTGCAGGGAGACTAGCTAAAGGGGCGTTTGGATTAATTGGTGGGTGGGCTGGAGTTGCAACATTAGGAGTAATGGGATTAGCGGCAGCCTATTCTTATTTTAATAATAAGGCAGAGGAGGCAAAGCAAAAGCTTGCTGAACAAGCTAAAGTTGCTGAGAAAGCTGATGAGGAGTTAAAAAAATTAACTGGCAATGATAAGGCTAAAGCAGTTAATGATTTAACTACTGCTTTTAATGCACAAAATAAAGCATTAGAGAAATCATCGCGTGCTGTAGGGTCTGCATTAATTGATATCGAGAACTATGCACGAGGAAATAGGGAGGTTGAAAAAATTTCCCAAGAAGCGAGAACTGGAACTATCAGCTATACAGAAGCCATTGAACGTCTAAATAAAATTAAGTTGCCTACAGATCTATATGAAAATCTGAAAAAACAGGCTGCGCAGTATGATGACAATGCATCTAAAGCAAGTTTATCAGCTGAGAAACTTAAATTATTAAGAGTTGAAGTGAAACTTGGAGGTAATGAAGCACAAAATGCGGCAATTCAGCATCAAAAACAAGCGGATGCTTTAGGAAATACTGCTACTGAAGCAGAAAAGGCAACTAAGGCTTTGCAAGATTATCAAGCCAAGCAAAAAGATAGCGTTATTGATTCAATCTATAAATCAGGTTGGCTTGATAAAGGTTACACTGTTGCTCAAGCTAATGCCATTTTAGAACTGCAAAAAGCTAAAGGAATGAGTGCAATTTTGTCTAAAGATGAAATTGATAGCGCACTTAGAAATCTCAAGATCATCGAAGAACAACAGGAGCGAGAAGATAAATTAACTGAAGCTAAAAGAAAGCAGACGCAGGAAATTGAAAAACAAGCAAAACTTACTAAACGCTTGGTCGGTATTTCCGGTCAATCCGGTATTGGTACTGGTCCACATCTTGACGTCCGATATGGTGGCTCATTGTCAGGTCAGAAAGTTTCTAATGAACATCTGGCTCGATTACAGGCGGGAGGAAAACCTTTAACTTCCTACAAGATCAGTTCTAATTATGGTCCACGAAAAGCCCCAACTAAAGGGGCTTCTTCATTTCATAAAGGTATTGATTTTTCAATGCCTGAAGGAACACCAATCACGACCAATGTTGCTGTGAAAGATATCAAGACATGGTATGACAGCAAGGGAGGTGGTTATGTCAGTGAAGTGATCTTTGAGGATGGAGTGTCTCTTAAGCTTCTACATCAATCTCCCAAGATGCAGAGCAAGGTGAAAGGTGGTGCAAGTAAAGGAAGTGATAAAGCAGCTGGTGATATTCAATCTCAACTTGAACGTCAACAGGATTTGCAACGGTCACTTGAAAATGAGGTGGCTAGTGAAGTCGGACGGATTAACAATAATAGAAAGGCAAGACTGGAGGATGTTGATAAAGCAAACTTTAGCCCGGAACGTACTGCAGAAATAAAGGCGGAAATAAATCGTCGTGCAGATAATGATATTGCTATAGCCAAACAAGCCCTTAGAACGAAATTGGAAGACTATAAGGAGTTCCAGAAAACCGAGGAACAGTTACTAGAAGAGTCCTTTAACCGTAAAAAGTTCAATGCAGCTCATGACCTTGAATTAAGTAAGTTTGAGCAGAAGCAAGCTGTTGAATTGCTGGAACAGCAAAAACAGCAAGAGTTAGGGTTATTAAAACTAGCTCAGGAACAGCGGTTGTTTCAAGCCCGTTTATCTCTGCTTTCTGAAACGCAAGCCATGCAGGAACGTTACAGACTCGAACGGGAGGAAATTCTTAAGAATACCAAGCTTTCTATAGAAGAGCGGCAAAAGCTAATCGCATTATCTAAAGCCAATCAGGATAAAGAGACACGCGATAAAGTGAATAATGCTGCTCAAAACTGGGGTGGTATCCAAGCGGATATGAATGGTACCGGAGAATTTTTCAGACAGGATCAGGAACGATTTAGCCGTTTAAATGCTGCAAATGATTTAGCAGATAGTCAATTTGCTGCTACCGACCTGAATGAGCAAAACTCTTTAGATGGTTTGAATGCTCAATTCGAAGCTGGACTAATTAAGCAGCAGGATTTCGAAAACCAGAAAACAGCTATCATTCAAGCAGCTCAGGACCAACGCAATCAGATTGCTGCTGAATATGCAAAGAATGCTCAGGATATTGAAGATAAATATCAGCAAGATCGATTGAATGCTCAAATTGCTCTTGGTGGCCAAATGATGGGTTCACTCACATCAATGTTTGGTTCAATGTTTGGCGAGCAATCAAAAGCATACAAGATCATGTTTGCTGCTGATAAAGCTTATGCCATTGCAGCTGCCGGTATTGCGATTCAGCAAAATATTGCAGCAGCTTCAAAAGCTGGTTTTCCTCGTAACATCCCATTAATTGCTGGAGCTGTTGCACAGGGTGCAAGCATCATTGCAAACATCCGGGCAATTAAAGATCAAGGCTTTGCTGACGGTGGTTACACTGGGTCTGGTGGAAAATATGAACCTGCCGGTATTGTCCATAAAGGAGAGGTGGTCTGGTCGCAAGAAGATATTCGCCGTTGGGGTGGCGTTGGGTTAGTTGAAAATATGCGTAAGAGTGCAAACCCTGAAGCATTTATCAATAATCATGCTATTAACAACACTTCAGCAGAAAATGTCTTTAATCGCTCATTCCTAAGCTCTAAAGCTTTTAATGATAATCAAACGATTTCGAATATTTTTAATCAACCTATTCGAGAAAATCAGATTATTACTAAAGGCTTTGCGAACGGTGGATTTACTGGAGGAGCTGTTTCAAAACCGACAGTTTCCGCTCGTTCGGATCTATTCCACGATGGCAAAGTCTACTTCTCATCAAATGGTTTAGTTCAGGATCGATCAAATCTTGAGGATGTTCAAGACTTCACGATGGGTCAAGCTGCTCGACCTCAAGCTGAGATTATGCCTTCAATTGAGCCTGCTTCACCGATAATCAATTTCAAAATTGAAGTGATTAATCAGGTGAGTGGGGCAACAGTTGAAGCTGAACAACTGGATGAGCAAACAGTCCGGATCATTGTTACAGATGAACTGGATAAGCAGCTTCCAAGAAAGGTACCGAAACTTGTAAGTGACCAAATTGGTAATCCAAACTCAACTATTAGTCGGTCTTTGACTGAGAATACGACAGCAAGACGGAATCGTTAATCAATAAAACCACCTTTCGGGGTGGTTTTTTATTACCTGAAGGAAAGTTATGTACAAGTTAAAGCTAAATCCTCAGACCAGCGGCTATGGCGTAACACCAGGTGATGATGTGAAACGTCAGCAGATGGACGGCGGTCGTGGTCGCTATTACATC